TCATAAATAATCCTCCAAAGAGGTTTGTTTTGCTTTTATCGGGTCTGTCTTTTTTCTCTTTCTTTTTTCACCTAAACCTAATAAACGACATTCCCCGTTATTTAGTTTCTTTTTGAATTGTGAAGCAACGGTCTTATCCATACAAAGTTGCCGTAAGACTCTTGGATTCCTTACTCCAAGCCGTCTTGCTAACTTAGGCAATACTGAATATTTTCTTCTTTTAGGCATATTTAATCTATCAAAAGAGCCACCTTCATGTGCATAGGCTAACATTTCATAGAAGTATTTTTGACTCCATCTTCTCTTTACTACACCATCAACAAAGATTAATCTATGCGGGTGCATATTTTCACTTAACCAAGATACTATTTGAGTGTCCGGAGGCTTGTTATAAACTAATAACTTAGCAACTAAGTCTCTATCTCTTTCCTTCAAGTAGCCTCTTACGAGGGAATAAGTGTCTCTTTCAAACGAGAACGGTTTTTCTGAATTAGGCGCAATTGATTTAATTGACTCTTCAAGAAAGTTATAAGAACCGGCTCGCTTAATACGGCACATATCTTTTATTTCTTTAG